AGATCGTCAGGTTCAGCGTGCCCGACGTGCCGGTAGCAGCGTTCGCAGCCGCAACGCCCGTGATCAGGGTCTTGGACGAATAGCTGTAGCCCGCGCCGGTGGCCGCAATGGCCGTCGACACGGTGCCCGCTTGACCCACGGTCGAAGCCGCGAACAGGCGGTCAGCGTCGCCGGCATCGCCGACGTTGATGGTCAGGGACGGCGAACCGCCCGTGTCCATGTCCGACGACTCCAGAACCGCCAGGACGACGCGAGCGCCGGCCGGCAGATAGCCGAAGTTGATGGTGTCCGACGTGGTCGGCGCAGCCGAACAGGTAACCGAGAAGTAAGCCACCTTGGCAGTGCCGGCATAGCCAGCCGGGGACGGGGTCGGCGTGTTCGCCAGGTATTGGTCAGACGAGTAAGTCGCCATCTTGGGACCTCATGAGAAGACGGCGGGTGGCCTAGACCTACCCGCCGTTGATGTTGTGGGGATTAGCTGTCGGCCGCAGCGGCGAAGAACGCCGTGACCATGCCGTGTTGCTTGCCGTTGTACGCCAGCTTCTTGACGTTCAGCAGCTCCTCGACGGCGACGCCGGGGCGGAAGGCATAGTCCTTGGTCAGATCCGTCCGCATGGTCGGCTCTTGACCCCAGGCGATGCCAACGGCCTGTTGGCCGCAGACGAACACCGGACGCACATCGGCCGAGCTGTTGCCCTTGCCGTCGAGCGTGTAGGTGCCGGTCGACACCACGTCGTCGATCTCCGGGACCTCGCGGTGGATGATCCCGTCATAGATCAGGTCACCGTCCTGGAAGATCGGGTTGTTGTCCATGCCGCCGCCCTCGCGAGAACGCGCCTCGCGGTTGGCTTGGGTCATGGTGGTATCGGCCTTCAGGTCGCGGAAGGTGCGCGAGCCGTGGAACGCAACGAAGAACTCGCGGCCCGTTTCCGTCTTGTAGGGACGGATGTGCGGGCTGGCCTGCTTGGCGATGCGCTTGGCCAGGCTCATCGAAGCCACGGTGCACTTGTCGTCCGTGGTGTCGATGTTGCCCAGAGCGGTCGCGAAGGTGGCCGAGTAGTTCGACTTCAGCTTGCCAAACAGCAGGCGGTCGCTATTGGCGGCGGCGTAGGCGTTGCGATCGCTGGTCGACGAGTCCGCCAGCTTGACGGTGGTGTCGCCGGTCGTGATCACCGAGGCCATAGCCTTGATGATGTCGTCACGAAGCTGTTCGGCTTCCCACTGCTTCAGCATGTCCTTGGCGGCGCCGAACAGGTCGATTTCGGTCTTGTACGAAGTCGACTTCGGAACGCGGACACCGTTACGGCGCCAGTCGACCGAGATGGCGCAGTTGTAGTTGCCGAGTTCTTCTTCGACGCCGTCCAGGATCGCCGAGCCGGTGACACCCGAGCCGGTCAGGCGCAGGATCAGCGGGATGTTGATCGTCTTGCCGGCTTCGGATTGAAGCTCGTACTTGGCGACGATGATCGAGTTCGCGGCCTTGCCCATGAAGCCCTGAAAACCGGACTCACGGACGTATTCCGCGAAATACTGCTTGAGCCAGACCTGCTTTTCGCTGGCGCTGGCGAGAGCGACTTCAGCCATTTGTTACCTCGTGAAGAGAGCGTCGAACGCCACGCCAGGCCCCACGGGTTGTTCACCCGGTTTTCCGCCGCCTGCTGCGGGGGCGGATGCTAGGGAGCGAGGAGGCGCCGACTGTTGCGGGGGAGCCGCCGGAGCGGCCTGTTGCGGGGCCTGCTGGCCGGATTTCCAGGCCAGGAAGGCTTCAATGTCGTCATCCGCCAAGTCGTTGAGGCGGGCCGCGCGTTGGTCGGCCTTGTACGCTTCGACGATGTAGCGATAGGGGTTCCTCTGACTGAGGACTTCGGTCTTGTAGGCCGGGTTGTTCTGGAACTTCTCCAGAGCCCAATCGCGGGCTTGGTCGACGATCTCGTCCCCGAACTTGTCGCGGGCCATGTCCTCGGAGATGTCCAGACGAGTGTTGAGCGTTGCGCGCTCTACATGCTCTTCCGGGGTCAGCTCTTCGGGATAGTAGTCCTGCGGCTGAGGTTGGGGTTGCTGCTTGAGGGCGCGGATCTCGGCCCGTAGCTCCTTGACCACGTTTAGCGGGACGGTCTGCGCCTCGGGTTTGGCCGGCTCCAGAGCGGGTTGCTCGGCTACCGGTTGGGCTTGGGGTTGCTCCCCTTCCCTCGGGGCGAAACGTCCGTCAGGACCGCGTGCGGGACCGTCCGTGGACGGCTCGGGTGCGGCGGCTGGCGTTTGGTCAGCAGTCGTCGTATCGGCGG